TGTATTATTGGCTCCATTAACAGGCCAAGTAACAAATGTACCAATTGAAGTAACAGAAGGATTTAAGTTTCTCTTTTTGGATTTCACGAATACGGTAACTAAGTACGTACAATTAGAAGGCTACGTTACACCAGAGTGGCTGCCCGTAGCCATCATGAATATTATAGGTTTCTACTTTGGATCTGCGGCGATGAGACGTTAATCATAGGTCTTCTCTCCATCTAATAGCTACGCAGTGAAATGGTATACCGTCATCTGTCAAGTCTGCATATTCACAAGTCACATGTTTACCAATATACTTTTCTTTTTGGCGAAGAGTTTTTATCTTTTGGTAAACAGGGCCTGGAGCTAAAGTCTTAAATGTACGGTCATTAGTTTCTAATACAAGAACTCCCCAACCTTCTCTAGAAGGAATAACATCTAAGCATTTATACTCAGCATCATGACGTTGTTTAACTTTAATCAAATCCTTAGAGCGCTTACCGATTCCGTATAACCCTTTATCATGGCGCAATATAGCGCCTTCATAACCTCTTTCTCTTTCTCTAACCCAATGGCCAAGAGTACCCCAACTTTCTTCATATCCAATGGTCTCTACAAGTTTTACTCTTGGTCCAAAGTTAAGAGCTAATAAATCAAGTAATGCTTTACGCGCACCATATTCCATCTTTGGATCGTGATGAGGAATCAAATCATATACATGGAACTCTAATAGATCCGTATTCACTTGGTAACGCTTAGCCCAAGAAGAAATAGTCTGTAATGAAGTTCCATGATGATAGAGCTCTCCATCAAGAGTAAAGTTATTACCATCAAGGATTTTATTGAGACTGTCAACAATTCCTGGAATAGTATCAATTGGTTTACCACGTCGGGAATAAGCTCCATTGTTACCAATGAGACAACGATGACCATCTAATTTTGGTTGAACCCACATTAAATCATAATCTGGATTGCGCACATTCTTAAGAGGAGTAGCCAACATAGGACTCGCAAGACCCAATTGATTAGTGATTCCTCTCTTGGCCTCCTCAATACTGCGCTTAAAGCCTTGATCTAATTTACCTCTAACCCGCGCGTCGACTCTCAGTTTTACTTGTTCATCGATACTTCTTCCGGATTGATTGGTCTCTACATCTTCATAAAATACTTGTCCATTGGCTTGAATATGAATGGTTGATCCTTCTGAATGAATGCTCCAATGGTTAATACCATGGGCTCCTTGCATATATAACTTATGTTCGTTTGGCATGCATAATCTCCTTTACTAATTTTAACGGTCCTTTCACATCAGTCGCTACCATTACATCGAACCTCTTTATTTGAAGTTCTTTAATGAAAGCTCTCTGCTGAGAAGACAATTTACCAAGAGGAACCTTAAACTCGACAAATAGTATCTTGCCTTCTGGCATGAGTACCATCCTATCAGGTGCTCCTCTCTTCCCAGGTACTTCGAATTTATAAGCATCAACTCCTAAGCGCTTACACTCTTCTACAAATTTCTTTTCAATTTTCTCTTCTGGTCTCATTTCTTACAATACGCTCCACCTATATTAGAGTTCCATAGCCGCTTTAATCCTATACGTTTAATCCATTCTTTTTCTAAAGCGACTATCTCATCTCTTAATTCTGATTCAGCTATGATGCGCATATCAAAAGTACACGCACCATAGCGTTTGACAGCTTTACCACACTTAGTAAGTTCTTTCCACTTCTTATTTTCAGTATTCATGTGAGTACGGAATCTACGAACTGGATCATTAGTTATACCAACATATTGTTTTTGGCATTCAGTACTTTTAAGCGCATAAAGATAGAACATTATTTCCACTCATTAATTGCATCTGAATGAGGATCAACAGCTTTACGGCCGTCAGTTTCTGGAGCCAAAGTAATTTTTCCAGTTGGTTTGAACACTTGCTCTTTAATCATTTCCCATTCATGAGATTCAAGTGTTTTCTCCATTTGAGCTGGTGATTTGAATTTCATAGTGTAAAGATCTTCAGCTCCAACACCATGAGTTTCAAGAATGCCTTGAACTACTTCTTGGTCTTCCCAAGCTCTAATACTCCTACCATAAACAAGTTTATAATGAGGAACTCGTTTACCACGCTTCATTTCTTCAATTGCATATTCAGTAATAGACTTAACCCATTGCTCAAGAGCTTTAGCATGTTTCATGATATTAGAAAGTTGCTCATTAGTTAATGAGTTTATTTCTAAAAGAGACTTACTGAATCCATTTTTTGTTTGAGCGAAGTCTGCAAACTCAAGTTGTGCAATTTGCAAGTTGAACTCTGCATATGACTTGCAAAATGGAGAAGCTTCACACCATCTGCAGTTTTCTTCTGTAGGTCCAAAAGGCGGATGCTCTCCCTCAGCGGCGTTAATTGAACTTTTAACTTCATTTGCAAACCCTAATAATCCAGCTACTGTTATATTCCATGATCTGATTGGTCCTTCTATGTGTGGTGCTCGTGGTTGAACAATTGTTAATGTAAGCTCTGCATCTGGTTCGAATTCTACTCCTTCACGTTTAAGCCAATAGAGAATTCCTAATGCGTATACCATAAGTTGAGTATTATTCTCAGCTTCGACTAATACTCCTTTACCGTATTTTAAGTCAATAATCTCAAATGAATCTTTATGGAGTACAACAGCATCTGCAGTACCAAACATAGAATCATGTAGCTCAAACATAGGTACTCTAGTCTCAACGAATATAGTACTATCCCAAGTAATTTGGCCATTGACGTATTCCGTATATTTAGCTACTTCTCTGGCCATATACTTATCGACATCAAATTTGTTATATGTTTGGCCTATTTGAGTTTTAGGATCTAATTCATCTTCTAAACATTTAGCCGCAAACTCATGAGCTGCAGTACCTTCTTCGGCATAGAATGAAGAACCTTCTCCTTCTTTCTTTGGCATTTCACGTAGCATCTGAATTGAGGCTGGACAATTGATCCAGCGCTTGCTACCACTAGGCGAAAACTCGCTATGTGGCGCATCAATAGGTACTACGGGTGGTTTAATATCCATACTTTCTCCTATAGTTTCTGATAGTTAGTTAATATCTTGCCTTCAGCTTCCAAAGGAATACCAGCTCCCCATTCAGGCAATTCACAAATTAAAGATTCAAACTGAGATATATCAGCCTTATCTTTTGGTATTTCAGCAATGATCTCGTCATACACACTGAAGAGAACATCATAACCTGAGCTCTTAGCTTGTTGAGCTCCATAATACATTAAATCTCTAGCAATAGCTTGAATGGCGTTCTCTGTAAGCTTTCCACCGTAAGTGGTTTCACGTAGCCATTTGCCATTTATTTGTTTCTTATACGATACTGCTCTACGCTTTGATCCCCATGGTGTAGTTGCTTTAATGATCTTCACATCTGGATAAGACATGAATCTTCCAGATGGTAACTTCATTAAAAGAAAAGTTATTCCACTTTTAGTTTTCATAGTCTTAAAAGCAATTCTTCCTTTGGCTGCGTATGTAATTTGACCAGTAATACAGGATTGCATTGACTTGCGGTCAAGGTCATCCCATAGAGCTACAACTTCTGGATAATCACTACGATAAGATTCAATTGATTGTTGAGCTAAATCTTCAGGTACTTCAACTCCAAATCTTTCGCAAGATCCAATAAAGCCTTTCCAACCTAAGCCAAAGCCAGCACCAAGAATAACTTGTTTTCCTGTCCATCTTTGTTTATCTGTTACTTGGCTATATGGAGTACTGTAAATGGTTGAAGCCATATCTTTATATAAATCAATTCCATCATGATACTTACGTAAGCCATCCATTGAATGAGCTAACCAAAAGACTAATCGTGCTTCAATTGAAGCATAATCTGCGACAGCTAATACATGATTATTAGGCGCACGTATTATTCCTCTAATGGCAGTCGAGGCAGTCTTCAAATATGAAGAGTACTTATCATTAATGCAATCAACATTACAGACTTGAAGATCTTTAATGAGCTCATCCATTGATTTATAATTTACACTTGGCTTTGGAAGATTATTCAAGTTAAGTAGCTTAGAAATTGTACGACCAGTATGAGCACCAAAGGATATTATCATTCCATAAATCTTATCATCAATTGATGAGTTAATGTAACGGTAGTATTTACCGGTAGAAGATTTTCCTGAGTGTTGGCGCATCAAAAGCAATTCTTCAGTTACTTCATCAAGCTCTCCATAAACTCCATCGAGCATTTCTTGTATAGTATCGGCTGCACAATTAGGTATATCTTGACTTACACATTCATGTACCCACTTTTTAAGCCTTTGTACTTGAGTCATTTTAGTAATGATACCACCAGTAATTTCTTCAGCACGTTCAGCAAATGTAGCCTGAATATCAAGTACATTATTATATATGCGTTGAGCCAAAGCAGTATCAATAGTTACTCCATGTAAATTACTTTCTAAGTCTAACTGAATATCGAGCAGTTCATTAGGTTTGAAGTCAGGAAGGTTCTCCCATATTGCTCTACTTACACGAGTATCTTGTTTACAATACTCCATGAATCTTTCTTTTTCTCTTGGTCTATCATTCATTAAAGTAAATGGTGGACAAGAAAAAAGCTTGATTAGGTTTTTACCTTCATCAAGCTTTTCAGTTATATTAAGTGTTGAAGCGCAAGCACTAAGACTAAGTGGTAATCCTGCTCTTCCAGCCATATGCATAGTATCTAACCATTGAGATACATGTGGCATTGGCCAATGATATTTGGGAACCATAACATATTTGAATATTGCTATTTCAAATAAGCAGTTATGAGCTATGATTTTGTATCCATTACGAATACACTTATGTAATAAACCTATTTGTGGTGAAAAGGGATTGTCAACACAAATAGGTTCGCCATCTTCTACTATATACGAGACCAATAAGAAGTCTGTAGAAGGGTCTGCAGCATATGCAAATGATCCATCCTCAATACTCCTCTCTGACTTGGTCTCGAAATCAATAAATACACATTTTTCGAGATTTGCCATACCATATCCTTATATTAAAAAACCCACGTACCGATTTCTCAGTACGTGGGAAGAGGAGGAATCCTTTAGAACTCGTCGTTAGTTACTTTAGCATCTGCGAATTCCTTAAAATCATCTTCAGCATTAACAGTTCCATCAAGACGGTCTGCATCAGCCCACTTGAGAAGGTTGTTAAGACCAGTTCCTACACCTTTATTACCTGAAGTATCATAACCATAGAAGTTAAGAGAGGCTCGAGCTTCACAACCAGAATAGAACTCATCACGATCCATGATAGGATTGAGATTACGGTCAACAAGTCCTGGTTGGTTTTTAGAGCCAGCATTAATGAAGAAAGAATTCTCCCATTCGACTCCATCACGCTCTTCATCTCCATCTCCCATAGGACACTTAAGATTCTTTGGCCATTTGTGCCAATCAGCTCCAAATTTCTTAGCTGCTGCGTTAGCAATAGCTTGTGCTACTGGCTTAAGTTCAGCAAGATTATCTTTATTGAAGATCATACCAATCGAATATTTGAGGTCTCCATTTGGAGTTTCTCTTGGCTCAAATACAAAAGCAAAGGTAGAGCGGAATACTGGGGTTTTAACCCGATTAGAACCATTGGCCTCCGGTGTAACTTTGAAGGTTTCAATCATACGTTTCATACTAATAGACATATTATTTCCTTAATAACAAGTTGACATAAATGAGTTAATTTTTTAACTCATTGGTATATTATAACACAAGTATATACTCGTGTAAACCACTAAATTAAATTAACCGATAGAATCTACCTCCTTTTTCCCAAAGCTCAAGTGACTCGGCATGAGCGTATTGCCTATTAAAAAAGAGCCATTCACACGGAGTTGCTAATAAAGCTTTTATGCAATGGACACAAGGAGAAACCGTTACATAAGCTGCGTAAATCTGACTAGGATTTAGGCAATGTGCAATAGCATTTATCTCCGCGTGAATGGACTCACACTTATCAAGTTCAGTACCGGATTTTGCATTAGCTCCGGCACAAGGCTTATCAATACAATGGACTGTTCCACTTGGTACACCGTTATATCCAGTCGATATTACGTGATTATCTTTGTCAACCAAGACACAACCGACTTTACGTCTAGCACACGTACTTCTTTCAGAAACTAAACACGCCATTTTAAGATAGTAGTTTTCGATGCTAATTCTTTTAGATACAATCTCTAAGTGCGGCATGTAATTTCTCTCGTTCGGTGCATTCATTATAGTTGGTGAGTATGAAGTTGGTAGACTCCTTCGCCAATGTTTCTGCATGAGAATCAAACTCCATTATTTGACTTGGTTTATCGATATAAAGTTCTGGATATTTTGATTGATAGAAATTCATATAAGTATCCAAATCTCTATCAATATAAGTAAGACAGCCAGCAATAATAGATTCATACATCCTAAGAGTAAAGTAGTTGTTTTCATAATGTTTGTCTCCAATGATTATTGTTCCTCTTGCTTTCTTCATTGTGGGAATAAAGTTTTGATAGCTGACAGCCTTATGTTTAGTTACATGCGGATAATCAAGTATGCCACGTAAGTTCCCGAAAAGTAGATTGCAAAACATAGGATCAGTAAAATACTTTTCAATTTTCTTTCGCTTATGCGCATTACGTGTGGCTCCTCCAAAAGCTAAATCATATGGGCGTTCATCAAATCCTTTATAACCTTCATATTTGGCGAGCGTAATACCCGCTAAAATAGTCTGAGCCCAAGGATAATGTAACATTCCTCTTGGTTTTATATTGTCTTCTTTCTTTTCGATTTCTTTATGGACTTTAAGAAGATTTTGACCTTGAGTAAGATATACAACTTTAGCAGGGTCAATGAAGAATTCTGATTCAGAATAGGATTGTGCCCACTCGCGGTTTTGTATAGAAGGCCATAGTTGTTTAAAAGGAAGTTGACCATCCGTCTGCGCATAAATAATACTCGTGTTAGTTTTAGAAAGTTTGCGATAGAGGGTTAAAAGATTAGGATCTTCAGCTCCACCAAAGAAATTGATACTAAAGTTGAAAAGCAATACAATATCAAAAGCGTCAAAGTCTACGTCATTAATGTCAACAAAGCTAAGGACGTCTGGAATATAAGTATTGCGTGTCTTCTTAGTAACAATAGTAACATCAATAGCTTTAGGATCAATTTGCCTTAATGCATAAAGAATATCTGCATTAGCTGCTGATCTATTGCTCTTTGAAAATGTAATATTAGTTCCGCCTTTACAAATCGCTATTCTCATGGGCGGATCCTCCAATGGTGATCTTCTTCAGTTTTATCGCGGCAAGCCAAGAGAGAATCCGTTATATACTTCCAATCTGTTAAGCACTTATCAGGAATTCTAATGTGATCTGGTTGTTTCATTAAAGTGAGTATTTGGTCAGCCAATTCGTAATGTGTTTCATAGAGATGAGCTGATATTGCATGAAGAGTCTGAATTCCAAGATCTACAATTGGTCGGCGCTCTTCATCGAGCTTTTGATTAAGTCGGGTGAGAACTCTAAGCGTCATGACTGTGAAATTAAACATGTCATATGGGCGGCCAAGTATAAGGTCATTTGATCGCATTGTAACTGTCGTATTGAGCTTTCCATCTCTAATGTTAAAGATCAAGCTCACTGTACAGCGGTAGTCTTTAGAGTGAATCGGGTTGGGAACCCAAATAGTCATTACTGCTTGACGTGTATGTGGATCATCGAATAATTGTTTAACGACATATTCGACTTGGCTTATAAACATAGGTCCATAAGCTCCATTGAAGATGTATCCGTCATCTGAGAACTGAGCAATGTGCTTGTTATATGGAGCAATTTCTTCAGTGAGCATAGATCCAGAAGTAATCCAATAAGCTTCAGCAGCCATAAAAATATAGCTTAGTTTACGTCGAGAATGTTGACACACTGGATAATTCATATCGAACGATATTGTCTGATTCATTATCTCTTTGGTTTTCATACCTCTAACGGTAACGTCATTACCTCTTTGGTATGTGACGGCTAATGAAGATAACCAAGCAGCATTAGCACTTTCATAAGGGTAAATCACGGGGTCCCTCCTGAGTGTAGTCATAAGTAATATAAGGAAGTGAAGTCACAGAATCAAAGTCATAAGCATAAAAGTCATAAACTTGTTCCATTAAATCCTGATCTTTTACATATTCGCTATTAACGCGATTAGCCCAACCATTAATACATGTTTCTTTTGGTGGCAAGCATCTAATGACCTGAGCATTTAAAGCTTTGAATCTTTCTTCGATTGCGATATACTCATGGTCAAGTATGTGTTCATTGCGAATTATTTGTCCATAAATCCAAGAAGAAATATGACAGCGATTAAAGACGAAAGTTACATCTGAAAATGTATGCTGAAGTATGTCCTCTACTTGGCGCAATTGGCCTCTGTAAGCTCGCATTGCATGAGCCTGAGATGGATAAGTGCTATTGTGAAAATAAATGACATCTTTCTTTGGCGTCATTCTTTGGATAAGAGTGTCTTTTCCTGAATGGTCAGGTCCTTCAAAGAGGTATATCATCATAACCCTCCAAAATGCTTATATGATCTGGTCCTACCCAACCTTCTGGTTTGATAACATCCAAAGAAGAACCTCTTTTAGATTGTGAAGCATGTTTTGCTCGTTCTTTAGACATGTTAGCTCTTTGAATCTCATTCCAATGTCTTTGACTATTAACTCCCATTATATCAAGAGTACCAACGGCGATATAAACCAAATCTAAAAGCGCATCGATTTGCTCTGGAAGGTCATCTCGGGCGATCGCTTCATCGTATTCATCAAGTTCTTCTTGGAGAAATTTACGTCGAAAATCTTGAATTTCAAAATCAAGAGTTGTTGGGTTTGGTGTATATCGTGGAACTCCATATTTTATATGGAAATCGGCTAAGTCCTTAAATACAGACATGTTGTCTCCTTGTGTTTGATAATTTTGAAGCCCTTTGAAGGGCCATCGGCGTTACCCGGATGGCCCTATACAGGGATTACTTAGAAAGTCTCTTCAGTAGCTTCGGTTGCTTCAACTTCAGAGTCATCCTTAGAAGCGCGCTTCTTAGGCTCATACTCTTCGACTGAAGCTCCATCAACTTCGATAGTGCCATGAATGAAGTCATAGTTAATATCGCCCATAGTCAAGCCATTGTCAAGAGCTTCTTGAACATTAGCTGGAGCTGGATTAGTGAGGTAACCCTGGAAGCGGTCATAAGACGCAGAACCTTCACGCTTAGGATTCTCAGTTACATTAACGACAATAGCAGCTTCCTTAGTGATACCAACTGCCTTCTTCTTCATTACTAGTGCGGACTCATCAGACATAATAGTCTCCTTTCTTAAAAGTTAAATTGAAAATAAACACATACATAAGTTTATTTATGTATGGGTCTATTATATAATAAATGGTTTCCGTTGTAAACCACTTTTTATCGGCTATTTTTATATGATAGCAGATTCTGTAAAAACTCTGAAGACATTTGTCCTTTTGACTCTAGAGTTTTGATAATAGCTTCGTGTATTGTATTCCTAACTACCAAACGGAAGACTACTACACTTGAATGTTCGGATCCTTGTCTCTCAAATCTTCTTATGAGTTGGTCATAAGTGTCATAATTATAAGTGAGAGAATAAAACATGATAGTTCTACCTGGTCCATATTGAAGATTGACTCCATGTGAGATTCTATGAATCTGTGTTATGAGAATTTCGATCTTTCCAGCATTCCAATCTTTTTCGATTTGCTGCATTTGGCTACTATCTTCAACGAATGTAGCTTTAGGAAATGCTTCTTTAAGTCTGCGTTCATCTTCATTAAAGTGATATGCTACTAGAATTGGTTGCCCTTGTAATTCTTCTACTTTTTCTTTAGTGATTTCAACAAGTTCATTATGAAGATTATGTGTTGTACGGTTGTCTTCTTCATCATAATTATATATGAATCCATTAGCAATTTGCCAACATTTCATAAGCGCAGAAGTCCGGTTCTGAGCCAAGACACTATCTTCTGTTTCTTGGTCAAGAATAGTAAAGAGTTCATCTTCCATTTCTTTATATATTTTCTTGACTTTAAGTGGAAGGTGAAGATCTATATCGACCACCATCCTATCAGGTAAATCCAAAGTAGAATCGACATCAACAAAGGAAACCAAATTACAAATTCTCTGAATAATTTCATCTTTTGCTCCAGGTTTAAGTTCCCAATTAAATCTTTTATAGTCAGTTGGATAAAAGAATTCATTGCGAAAGTTATAAAAAGAAGTTCCAAGACTTAGACCTAAATCTAATATCTGTATTTGAGCCCATAGATCCTCAAAGCGATTAGGTATTGGATTGCCACAGAGTATATACCTATTTTCAAAAGTCCTAAGAATCTTTTTCAATTCTTTAAAGCGCTTTGCTTTTGGATTTTTGAACTTGACTGACTCATCTACTATGAGCATTTTGAATGGGAATCTCTTTGTGGACTTTATTTTCTCGACAAGCCAAGGAATACCTTCAGGATTTATGAGATATACTTGAGCGTCTTTATGGAAATTAGCATTTTTATCTTTACCATGAAGAAGAGAAGTTTTAAGGTCTTTAGAGAAATCCCACTTTTCATGCTCACTGCACCAAGTAGCATATAGAATACTAAGTGGTGCAATGATTAACGTTCTTTTGCGGTGATGGAAGATGGCATCAAGAGCCATGACTGTCTTTCCAGAGCCAGGAAAAGCAAAGAGTCCAAAGTTCTCTTGCTCTTTAAGGCTTTGTATCAGTGACTTTTGATACTCATGAGGAGTGAATTTCAATCTTCATCCTCCTCATCTTCATCCTCCTCAAAGCATTCTGGACAAATTAAATATTGATAATCCAATTCAGCTTCTGGATCATAGAAGAATGGATCTACTTCATCTCTTTCTTTGAATCGCATCTTGACACTCCTTACAAGGTACTTTATCTTTATCAGGTAAATCAACTGCATAATTATTTCCTAATAAAGGCATTCCACAAAGAGTTTCTGGAGCTCCAAGAGAAACCCAATGTTGTTGACCTAAACGTTTTGTCCATTCTGAGTAATTATCCATTTACTTTCTCCTCTTGAAGTTCTTCAATAATCTCTTGGCGTCGAGCTATAACGGTTTTATCAAATTCATCTATGAGATCATATAGAATAAGAGTATCAACCAAATCATAAAGAACTCGATGAACCTCGTAAATTTCAAATTGCTCACATTTATGATGAGTGAGTCGTGCAATCTTTGCAAATTTAGTTTCAACTCTCATAACAGCACCAATGCAACGCTGCCAATGGTTAGCCCAACAGCAACTACGATAGCACCATCAACCATTGATTCGTAACGGTTAGGTACTGATTTATATAGATCAAACGGTAATTTCATATCTCTCTCCCTTTTTGATTTTGAATAGTCAGCATAGTAGGTCTCAGCTCTCATATAAATTTAATTCCTCCATTAGTTACTTTAGTTGCTATCTCTTTAAGGTTTTCATAATCTCCACTCATCATTCTAGTTTGAGTTTCTTCCCATTGATGGCTTAAGTTCATTTCTCTAAGAGCTTTTCTAACAATGGCCATAATGGCAAATGCATTACCAGATGGGCTGGCTGTGTCGATGATAATCATAGTAGGTCTCCTTTTGTGATTTACCTAGGTATATTATATTACACTTTGTTCCCAATGTAAACAATTATTTTACCAATCATTATCCTCTTCAGACTCAATTTGAAGATAATTATACAAGCGTATCGCGCCGGGAGTTTCCTCTGGGTATTTATCCTCTAAGAAAGTATGTATCTCTTTAGTTGTAGGCTCTGGGTTATCAATTAAGAATTTTACATGATCCTCTAATCCATACACAGCAATATATTCTTTCATAGCTTTTAGAGTACGATATACAGAAGGATATACCATAGTAAATGTAGTAGCTTCATTGCTTAAAAGCTTGCTTTTGGTTCGTTTATTAGGATCCATAGCAAGTGAAACGAAAGTAGAACTGAGATTATGCTTATTAAGCCAAGCGCCAAGGCGAAGATTACGCAATTGATTATGAGTGAGATTGTCAATTTTATCAGAATGTTCAATTGGATTAGCATAGACATAGCGGAATGCAAGTGCATGATCATATCTATTCGTGATAAATGCTTGTGGATTCTGCTGAGCTTCGAGTTCTTCTTTCTTGGTAAGTGGGTATCTTTCATCAGTATTTGGTAAGATTCCGAGGTTAGCAACATAATTCATTATACTCTGTAGTTGTTTGTTATCAGCATTGAGCTCCATACAAATTTCTTTTTGGAAATGAGTTTTATAATTCCAACTCGTACGGTTAACTTTTCTACGAACGAGATCCGTATATAGGATACGCAAACCTCTAAGCTCAGCACCTGGATAGCCAAACAGAAACTTCACAATACGTCTAATAGCATTTTCGATTTCAGCTCCTAATCTAGGATTTGGAGAATAAAGGAGAGTAAGGCGGCGATCCTCAAGCATCATAAGTGAATCTGGTAAATGATTCGTAGTTGTAAATATGTTGATTGATCTTGCAATCTTAGTTGATTGTACAAATTTCTTATTGATATGTTGCATTTCTGAAGTAGAAATTGCTTTTATCTTATCCCATATCTTTTGATTTTGTGGGCTATCAGTAAGGTGAACCTCTTCGATTAAAGTCATTTCCTTCATTTCTTCATGAGGTGCCATAAACGAATCAAAGTCTGGATAAATACCAACGACATCAAGATTAAAGAGTGATGATATGAAGCTAAAGAAAGCCGTCTTGCCAATTCCTTGTTTTCCATAAAAGGTTACTACATTATCGATATTTATATTTGGATGCTGAAGCGGCATAGCGATACGATCCAAGAGAAAATCATATTCTTGTGGTCGGCTCTCATCTGTCAAAGCTTTGCGGAATACTTGGTGAAAGAAGTCTAGTTCTTGCTGTTCATTTTCAGTAATAGTTTCTGGATCAATAGCAATATCCTTTATTGTACCTACATTAGCAGTGCCATGTTCTAATACGTATTTAGCTCGTGCGCTATTAGGATCAGTATGAAGGATATTAACGCTATTAGCGAAGTTTGAAAATTCAGGAGTGTTATAAACTTTACGGTTGTTCTTCAATCCTTCTGGAATATACGAATAACTGTTATTAAACTCTGCATATGTTAGCTGTTTCCAATAAAGTGAGCATTTATAAAGAGTGTCAAAGAGAACTGAAAATCGTGGGTTTGTTCCTGCTTTGAATTGATTATACTCATGAGCAAATGCGCGTTCAAAAGTTTTATTAGACACTTTAATTGGAACATAGATACTATCACTCGTAGTTACAAGGGTCTCACAGAAGGCTCTACGGTTAGTATTATTTGAAAGCATAAAGTTTTTACGCATGCCAGTGAGATGCTCAACTCTTGCTTCATATAATTTTCTAGGTACTTGTATAAATCCATAGTCATCTTTTGGAAATTCTTCCATAACATGATCAAATGAATTGTCAAATTCTCTTTTGGCTCCACGAATTCTTTCAAAAGCAGATTTAACAGTACTTTCAAATTCTTCATCTTCGAGTGGACTATAAAATACACTGTTCTGTAAGATCTTAAGAACTTCAGTTCCGCGATTATATGACAAGTTATAAGTGAATATATCCATTGCCATACGATACAGAAAATCATTGCGGTGCTCTGTAAGCTTCTGAATACCAAATAGGTATGGATTGACCTCTTTAATCAGATAATGCTGAGCTGCCTCTATATTACTAATCGAATCTTCGTTAATATCTGCAGTCTTTGAGCGCATTTCTAATTTATGGACAATACGCTGATGCTCAACTTGACTGAGCTTCTTAAGATAGTCGACTAATTTATGAGATAATTGCTGTGGTGAGATTTCCTGGGTTATTTTATAATATGAGTTATTTTTCTTTCGCCATGTTCCTGGTCCTTCCAATGTGACATTATACTCTGGCATACAAGTCTTGATTTCAATAGGAAGGGTACGGTCTGGAAGCTCTATTTCCCTAAAGGCATTCTTCCCAATTTGGTTAACGAGTATGTTAGTTGGGATCATATACCATTCTTGAAAACCATTACCACTTGGAGTTTCCATAGTAAACGTCGGTACTAAATCGAAATAATTATGCACTTGTTCTTGTAGCTTTTTGGTATCTGTTGGGGAGTCGCTGCTATCATGATCGTCATAATCCAAAACGATATACGTATTGTCATCTGGCGCTGATTTAGGATCTATTTTGTAATTAGACCAGTCTATACTATTTTCGATCTTTAATGCACATTGCTTAGCGTTATAAAGGTTCTGCTTGTTATGTACGCGATGATTGTCGGTCCTTGAGCTACGATATTGAACGGTGGGACCAAGTAGAGAATGGGTTTTCTTAAGCTGATTGAGTGTAAATTCCTTGTTATGTTCTGACATTTAAGTCACTGCTCCTCGTGCGGTGTAATATATGGCCAAGAGAGTACTGCCTCCGGCGGTGATGCTGATCGTGATAAAAGCGGTCGTCCATAAAGCTCTGTTGATAAAGCGCAGAGCCTTTCCTGTTAAGCTGATTTGCTCGTTTTTGCTCTCATTTTGACTTGTCGACATGATTGGGATTAGATAGTCCTCTTCTTCTGGTTAGATTTTCACTGTAATATATAATTATATCACAAATTTGGTGTGGTGTAAACTAAACAAGGCCATTAACCGAGGTTAAATACACTATATAATTATATTACACTTGTTATCCAATGTATACAACCGATTAAATTTAGCCGATAGAAGGGGTGTACTTCTGTAGGCGGTTATTATATAATATATATGAGTAGATCTCAGTCTACCGCTCATTAGATTAGGAGAGTTTTTGTGTATAAACAGTCAGAAATCCCCATCGAAGATAAAGGCGCAGGACATTTGAAACTTTTATCTGAAGGCAAAGAAGCTGGAGGAGAGGAGCATTTCAAAAGTTCAGAGTTTAAAAGTATGATTTCATTCGAAAAAATGCTATTGAGCTCAGAAGAGGTTCCAGACATTTTAGCCGTAGTTTGGTTAGACCACTTTCCGATTGATGTCTATACTTCGAGACGTATTAGTGGCTTAGCAGCACGAATGCCAAAGGAACACATATTGTCTATTGTGTTTCCGTTATATGATTTGAGCTCGGCAGAAGAAGAGTTCTTTGACTTACTTGTGTCTTTTGGCGCTGGAATAGGACTTGATTTGGTCACTGCCGAATTGTTTGATGGAGCTCGCAGTGGAGACCCGCGCGCCGTCAAGATGTATTTGGAAATGCAGAGTTATATTAGCGGTCTTGGCGTTGAGGTTGAGGATAGTGGACCAAGAGGAGGATTGCGTGTGGCGTTTGATGTGACTGGGAAGTTACCGGATAAGCTTGATGGATAATTAGATTAGATTGCCTTTGCGGCTATATAATATAGACACTGAAAAAAAAACTTTTATTTTATATATATAATCTACTATCTAACCAGAAAAGATCTAATAAGCTATAGAAGTAAATAAGATTAGGCGATCAGAGGCATATTTTGCGGAGAGTTTCTGTCTTGGGGAGGCGCGGGCGCAGAAATGAAAAAAGCCCGACACCTTTCGGCATCGAGCTTTCTCTCTTTGGTCGGCCGCGACGAATCGGGCAGTCAGTCGATCGGAATATCAGCTGAGCCGTCGAATGGTATGTCCGTCTCAACTTCAGCGGTCATATACCACTCGTTCCTTTCCATCGAATATTGCAGAGTGATATCCATTTGGCCGACAAATACTTCCGTCTTCTCGCTTGGTGAAAGCCTCTCCATAATGGCACCCGCGAGTGCGTCTGCGAGCTCGGGCTCGGGTAGGTGTAGTCTGCGCTTGGGCATAGGTGTACCTCCGTACGTGTAAGCCCACACTGAGGTGGGCTGTTGATCATCAGATGTCATATCTCAGGGATGTCATCTCTCAGGCAAGTCATGTCATGCTCTGGGCTGTAAACCCACACACCACTGGTGGGGTGCGTGGTAAACCACACACGGATTGTGCGTGGCCCAAACAGACCACGCTCAAGACCATATTGCTGTAATGTTTTCATGTTATACTCCATTTTGAGATTGTTGGGCAAGCCCCACCTACCTGTGAGGGTAGGTGGGGGTGGGTTACGCTTCCGTGTCGTCAGACTCAGGTGCGTTCATGGGCTCGCCGTCCTCGTCGATGAGGGTGAGCAGTCCCTTCTCCGTGTCATACCGCAGGTCTGCTCGAGCATACTTCTTCTCAGCGAGTTCGAAGTACTCCTCCAACGTCGTAGCCTGGGAGTAGGTCTCGTATCGAGCCCAGGCCTTCCCGGTAGGTCGCTTGGGATTGGAGGCATACTCGAGGGTTGTGGTGTCATTCACCTTGTACGTGTTGATTAACATTTCCATGACATTCTCCTTGTGTGTGAGTCATGTGGATGGTCTCACCGGATTGGTTTGACCTGGTAACATTGTAGTTCACATGATCTCAATTGTACAATTCAAAGTTTTTATACACGAATAAAATTTGTGAATACCGAGCTTCGCTCCGCCCGCGACGCGCGTAAGGGTGGAGGCCTCTGACGCGCCACCCCCGGCCCCGTAACCGAAGTCGCGCGGGCGCCCACGTGCGACGACGCGACGCGCTATACCTCTCCGGCCGGCGAAGCCCCACCTCGCGCGTGCGCAATCGATTGCACGTGCACGTCCCGCGGGATCGATTGCACACGTGCACGTGGACTTCTCAGCCGCGTATACTGTTGATATATGTACCGCTCGCAATTTTCCGGCCCGGGGCACTGACACATGTAAACTTAAATGCCCCTCTAAAATTTTCGGGGGTTAAAAACCACTATACAACTTTTCGGCTAAATTAAAATATATTCCCAGAAACTGTGTACTTTTGCGCTCATCTATTATATAATATAGTCATGGAAAGTATAGATTACATTGCATCACCTACAGCAGGTGAATTCCATCGCGATGATAATTTTGTACGTGGTCTTATTGGTCCTATCGGATCGGGTAAGTCCGTTTCCTGTTGTATTGAAATCTTTAAGCGAGCTTGCGAACAGCGAGCGCATACTGACGGAGTCCGCTATTCTCGTTGGGTTATCGTGCGTAACACTTATCGTGAGCTTGTTGATACAACTATGCAAACTTGGTTTGATTGGTTCCCCAAGACTCTAGGCCATTGGCGCGCAGCCGATATGAAACAGACTATTGAGTTCACTTTAACTGATGAAACGGTAGTCCATCTTGAAGTACTGTTCCGCGCACTTGACCGACCGGATGATGTGAAGAAACTTCTTTCTTTGGAACTCACCGGTGGCTGGATCAATGAGGCAAGAGAAATACCAAAGCCAATCCTTGATATGCTCATTGGTCGTGTCGGTCGCTATCCCTCCAAAAGATATGGTGGTGCTAGTTGGTATGGCGTAATCAATGATACTAACCCACCAGACACTGATCATTGGTGGTATAGAATGTTTGAGGAGCAGCAGCCAGAGGGATGGAAGGATTTTCACCAACCATCTGGTGTTTCTCCTGAGGCGGAGAATATAGACAACTTACCTGATGAATATTATAAGCGCCTCAGTTCGGGTAAGGATCAAGAATGGATAAATGTGTACGTACACGGTAAATACGGATTCGTACAAGATGGTAAGATCATTTATCCAGAATACAATGATAATCTCCACTGTGTACATGATCTTGGTCTCCATGAAAAGACTGAGAAGGTTATTATAGGTGTTGACTTTGGTCTTACGCCCGCTGCTGTAATCGCACAGATATCTCGGTCAGACGGCCAAGTACAGATCATCGATGAGATCGTAACTGAAGATATGGGAGCTGTTCGCTTTGGTAAGCGCATTAAGGAGTTAGTTATAAGCAATTATGACAATCTGCCTATGGAAGGTTATGGCGACCCAGCAGGGGAGCAAAGAAGCCAAGTTGATGAGCGGACTCCTTTCTTTGTATTAGAGGCACAGGGTGTATTTCTTCGCCCTGGACCAACCAATGATTTCACGATTCGCAGGGAATCAGTGGCTAAATTGTTGACGACTCTTACTCTGCTTGGTCGCCCCCAATTAGTAATCTCACCTAAGTGCAGAATGCTCAGAAAGGCTATGGCTGGTGGTTATAAGTATCGCCGCATTAATGTATCTGGCACAGACAAATATGCTGAAAAGCCAGATAAGAATATGTACTCGCACGTAGCTGAAGCTCTGCAGTATTTGTGTACGGGACTAGGACATGGTTATGAACTCCTTAAAAGAGCTGAAGATGAAGTTCCTCGAGATTATTCTGCGCAGGGCCTCGATTACGATCCACTCGGAAGGGCAGCGGCGTGATTCAGTATTCGCAGATGGACTACGCTGATATTCCAGAAGTAATATCACTTGGTGCACAGATGCATAAAGAATCTCGCTATGCTAAGTATCCTTATGATGAGGACTATTGCTTGGACATGGCAGGCCAAGTGATTAAAGATGATATGTTCTATAGTGGACTTGCAAAAGAGAATGAAGAATTGATCGGAATGATCTTTGGATTCTTAAATAAGGTTCCCTTTTGTAAGGCCATTAGTGCTGGTGATCTCTTATTTTATGTTCACCCAGAAAAGCGTAATGGTAAAGTAGCTTTACGTTTGGTTCGTGATTTTGAAAAGTGGGCTCGCTATCACAATGTAGAAGAGATTCAGATGGGCATCTCTGCGGATATTAACCCAGACAGAGTAGCTAAATTTTATAACCGACTGGGATATGATTATCACGGTCATTTTATGATTAAAGGAAAAGACTAATGGGCGGATTATTTGGTAGCTCTAAGCCAGCACCCCTTCCTCCACCTCCACCTCCACCTAAGCGGGAGGATCCATCTGTTAAAGCGGCGGCAGAGAAAGAGAGGAAACGTATGCTCGCTAAGAAAGGCCGCAAGAGTACGATGCTGACTGGTGGGCTTGGTGTGACTGAAGATGCTCCTGTTGCTAAGAAGAGTCTACTCGGACAATAAAAGATGAGTGTTTCCAAATATGTAATTCGGCGGTTCGGTGATCTCTCAGGTTCTAGAGGAGCTTGGGAGAGTCACTGGCAAGAAGCTGCTGAGTTGACCTTTCCCAATCATCCCACCTTCACTGGTGAAGAATCTCCAGGCTTGAAGAAAGGGTTAAAAGTATACGATTCAACGGCAATTCACGCCGCAGAGATCTTAGCTGCCGGGTTACATGGAACACTCACCAATCCAGCTTCAGAGTGGTTCGCTCTGCGCTTTGAAAATGAAGAGCTAAATGACTCACGTGAATCTTCTCTTTGGTTAAAGAACGCAGAGCAAATCATGCGTAACGAGATTCAGAATTCTAAATCTGCATTCTCAACTCATATTCATGAAATGTACCTAGAATTTGCTTCATTTGGTACAGGAGTACTTTTCACTGGGGAGCGGAGCGATAAAGATGGGATCTTATTTAAGTCAATCCCTCTCTCAGAGGCGTATATTGCGGAGAATAAAGATGGAAAAATCGACACGCTGTACCGTACCATTAATATGTCCGTTCGTCAAATCATTCAAAAATTTGGTGAAAATGCTTCAGACAAAACTAAAAAGCTTTTTGCAGAAGGTAAAGTCGACCAACTAATTCAGGTAGTTCACGCTGTTGAACCAAGAACTAAGCCATTCAAAAAGAATGAGACTTTACCATTTGTATCTGTTTATGTAGAAAAATCTACAAAACATATTCTTCAAGAGGGAGGATTCTCTCAATTCCCTTATTCAGTCCCTAGATTCTATAAAGCATCTGGTGAAGTATATGGTAGAGGACCAGCAATTACTGCTCTACCAGATATTAAGATGCTGAATGAGATGACGAAGACGACGATTAAAGCAGCGCAGAAAATCGTTGATCCTCCATTACAGGCTCCAGATGATGGTTTCTTAGGCCCAATCCGTACAGTACCAGGTGGAATAAATTATTTCCGTCGAGGTAATACTGATCGCATTGAACCATTAATAACCAATGCGAACATTCCTATCTCACTTGAGATGATGGAAGAATTGCGTAACCGTATTCGTGCAATATTTTTTATTGATCAGCTTCAGCTAATGCGTGGTCCTGAAATGACAGCTACTGAAGTTATGCAGCGTACTGAAGAGAGAATGAGACTTATGGGTCCTGTTCTCGGTCGTATGCAAGAAGAAGCACTTGATACGGTTATCAATCGAGTATTTGAGATCTTAAACTCTCAAGGTAAATTTCCACCAGCTCCTGATCTAATTGCAAATGCAGACTATAAAGTAGAATATGTTAGTCCAATTGCACGAGCTCAGAAGCAGCTTGAAGCTAATAGCTTACAGCGAGTTATGGAAATCATGACTCCATTTGTTTCAATGACTCCTGATCTTATTCACCGCTTTGATGCTGATGAGATTCTTAAGGGAGTATCTGAGATGTTCGGTCTTCGCCCATCATTCCTTAAATCTGATGGTGATGTAGATCAGGCTAGACAGGCTGAGAATGAACAGGCTCAGATGGCACAAAACGTAGAGACACTACGCACTGGCTCTGAAGCTGGCGTAAATCTCGCAAGAATTCAGGAGATGCGCAGTGGATCATAAAGCTGCAAGTCAATTGAAGATGGATTTGAATATGACATTCAATTCCGAACACGGACGTAGAGTCTTAAATTCCCTTATGGAATTCGGTCATTTGCTAGAGCCCCCTGCGATTAGCTCTGACCCCATTGAAATGGCATTTAAGTCTGGACGCCGTGATGTCCTTATGTTTATTTTATATCATATGGACATTAGAGCTGAGAATTTCCCAGCTATAATTTCACAATCGCTCATCAACGAAGATATGGCACATTAGGAGTAAATTATGGAAACACCAGAGTGGATGCAATCATTGCCTGAAGAGATGCAAAGTAACGAATCTCTGGCAAAGTTCTCAGACGTAGAAGCCTTAGCAGGCTCCTATGTTAATGCTGAGAAAATGATTGGAAAAGATACTATTGTAAAACCTACTACTGAAGACGAGTGGGAAAGTGCTTACAATCAACTTGGACGGCCAGAAGAGGCTAATAATTACGAGTTAAAAACTCCAGAAGATTTGCCAGAAGGAATTGATTTCGATGATGAAATGATGACTTCTTTTAAGGAACAAGCTCATAAAGCTGGTCTTAATCAAAGTCAGATTGAAGCTCTTAATTCATGGTATTGGGATCATACAACCAAAGCTTATAATACTTTAAGTGACGGAGTTGAAGATACTCAATCAAAATCAGTCGAAAATCTTAAGAAAGATTGGGGAGAACGCTATGACGTTAACCTCACTATGGCTAAACGAGCTGTAGAACAATTCGGTGATGAAAATTTTACTGAATATCTTGAACAAACAGGTTTAGGTGATAACCCTCAGATGGTGCGTTTTATGCACGCAGTTGCTAAAGCAAACCTTGAAGAAGGAGATATCGAAGGTCAAGGTAACGACAATAGTCGTACTATGGAGCCTTCACAGATTCGTGAGCAGATTAATGATATTATGTCACAAGCTGCTTATACAAATAAGCAGGATCCTAATCATGGGATTCTGGTTACTAAAGTGCAGAAGCTATTTGAGCGGCTGCATGCAGCATAAGGGATTAGGATAACTATGAAAATGGCCCTAAAAACTTATAAGAGTCCGTATCAAGCGGGTAACTCTTTTGCTATTTACTTTAATAACACTTTAATGGAGAATTAAAAATGAGTGTTGAGATTACTACGGCTTTTGTCGAACAGTATTCTGCCAATATCCAGCTGCTATCACAGCAGAAAGGATCCCGCTTGAGTGGTGCGATTCGTAATGAATCCGTAACTGGTAAGAATGCATTCTTTGAACAGATCGGTACAGTCGCCGCTCGTGTACGGTCTAGCCGTCACGCAGATACTCCTCGTATGGATACACCACATTCTAGACGTCGTGTTTCTTTGGTCGATTATGATTGGGCTGATCTCATTGATAATGAGGATAAGGTTCGCATGCTGATTGATCCTACTTCATCTTATGCAGCTTCTGCAGCTTACGCTATGGGACGTGCAAAGGATGATGCTATTATCACAGCTGCAACTGGAACTGCTTATACTGGAGTATCTGGTGGAACAGCTACTACGTTGCCTTCTGCACAGAAGGTAGCCGTTGCCGCTTCTGGTCTTACTTTAGCAAAGCTACTCTCTGCTAAAGAGATTCTTGATGCTGGTGAAGTAGATCCAGATATTCCTCGCTATATTGCTTTGACTGCTGGTCAAGTTACTGATCTTCTGAATACCACTGAGATTAAGTCTTCTGACTATAATACTGTTAAAGCTCTTGCACAGGGACAGATTGATACCTATATGGGATTCAAGTTTCTTCAAACTGAGCGTCTCGGAACTGATGCCAGCGGTGACCGTCAGGTTATCTGTTGGGCACAGGATGGTCTTCTTTTGGCTACCGGTAAGGATGCATCTGCTAAGATCTCCGAACGTGATGACAAGAACTATGCAACTCAGGTTTTCTATTCTCAGACCATTGGAGCTACTCGAATGGAAGAGGCGAAAGTCGTTGAAATTGCATGTGCTGAATAAATAAGGAGTAAGGAAAAATGGCTGTTACTACTCAGAAAAGTACACAAGTAACTAATACTGATGCCACTCCTCCAGTAATGGAAGAGACATCAGATCTTCATGGTCGTATGCGTATCGCGTATTTCGATCACACTCAGTCAGGAGCTGGTGATGCAACCTCTTCAGTGGAGATTGTCCGCCTTCCTCCTGGCACTGTACGTCTACTCGGTGCGCTAAGTCGTGTTGAACATGCATGGACTACTGCTAGTGCAACTATGGATGTCGGTTGGGATGCTTATATAGATCTTGACGGTGATGCTGTAGCCGCTGACGCAGATGGTATTGATAATGGTATCGATGTTGATACCGCCGGAGCTACTGCTATCGGTTCTGCTTTGACTGCTGATACTAAGGTATTTACTTCTCGTGAAGGAGTATCTATCCGGTTGACAAGTCAGGATACCGCTATTGCAGATACGAATACTGCATCAGGCTATCTGGTTTACGTTGTAGACTAAACTAGTAGAGCTGAGCAGCTTAATCGCTGCTCAGCTCTGTTAACGGAATTAGATAATGGCAAGTGAAGTTCAAATTTGTAATGTAGCTCTTTCAAGACTTGGAGAAGATCCAATTATCTCCTTGACCGAGGATTCTAAAGCTGGGCGAGCTTGCAATCTAGTTTTTACTGATATTCGTGATAGTCTTTTACGCGCACATCCATGGAATTTTGCGGTTGCTCGTGCCTCTTTGGCTCAGTTAACTACAACTCCAGTTTACGGATTTAACTATGAATATCAGCTTCCAACTGACTGTCTTAAGGTTTTGAAGACGGATCCTGAAGGAGATGATATTGATTTTAAGATTGAAGGTAGAAAGCTATTAACTGACGAAGCTACTATCAATATTCTTTATATTTCAAGAGTTACAGATCCAGTTCAATATGATCCAATATTTATGGAAGTATTTTCTGCTAAGCTTGCTGCTGAATTAGCAGTCTCCTTAACAGATAGTATTACATTGGCTGATTTTCTTCATCAGAAATACGAGAAAGTTCTTTCTGAAGCTAGAGGTATGGATGCTCAAGAAGGAACACCAGACAATATTATTGCAGATGCTTGGATTGAATCTAGACTCTAATGCCTATTCAAACGCCAATTGTTAATAACTTTACCGCTGGAGAGCTGACTCCTCTTCTTGATGGACGAGTCGATTTCGCTAAATATTCGAATGGTTGTTCACAACTTGAGAATTTCAAAGTTTTACCTCAAGGAGGAATTTCTCGGCGCGGTGGAACTTTATACATTAATGAGGTTAAGGATCATACGAAAGTTACTCGTATAATTCCATTTGAATTTAGCACAACTCAAACTTATATTCTTGAGTTTGGTCATAACTATATTAGATTCTTTAAGGATTTAGGACGTATTGAATCTGGTGGTTCTCCAGTTGAGGTAGCTACTACCTATACAGAATCTGAAATTTTTGATCTTCAATTTGCTCAGTCTGCTGATACTTTTTATATAGTACATAAAGATCACGCTCCTGCAAAGCTTACTCGAACTAGCCACATTAATTGGACTTTAGCAGACATTACTTTTACTCAAGAAGGTACTGGATTAACTAAAGACCCAATCGAAATTGAAGTTGGAAGTGCAGACGTATTAGTCCATCATATTGGTCATGGCGTTGAAACTGGAGATTCAGTAACTCTTAGTGGATTAAAATGCGACGGGTTAGTAGATTCTGAAGTTAATGATACACACACTATCACAAAAATTGATTCTAACATCTATGAAATAACCGTAACAACCAACGCCACTGATCCAAGTAACACCCACTATACATATACTAGTGGAGATAAAACAGGCGGAACGAATGGAAGAGCTGTCTATCCTTTCTCTTGGACTACAAATAACTATCCTCGATCAATAACCTTTTTTGAACAACGACTTTGGTTTGCAAGTACTCCAAATGATCCTCAAACTCTATGGGCTTCTAAGTCTGGAGATTATGAGAATCTTAGCCAAGGACCTTTAGCCGATGATTCGTTAGAATATACAATTGCAACAGAGCAAGTTAATGTAATTCAATGGCTTTCTCCTGGAAAGACTCTTGTAGTTGGTACTGCCGGTGGTGAGTTTATTGTTTCAGCTTCAAGTCAAGAAGAAGCAATCACTCCTTCTAATGTAAGGATTGTTAGACAATCTACTTATGGAAGTGCCGCTGTACTTCCAATTAGATTAGCTGATGTAGTATTGTATACTCAAAGATCTAAACGCAAAATACGCCAATTTGTTTATAATTTTGAATCAGATAGTTTTGTTTCACCTGACCTAAATTTGTTAGCTGAACATATTACGATCGGTGGAATTAAAGAAATTGCTCTTCAACAAGAGCCATCTCCAACAGTCTGGGGAATTTTAGATACTGGCGAATTAGTAGGAATGTCCTATCTTAGAGATCAAGAGGTTATTGCTTGGTCTAAACACTACATCGGTGGAACTGATGTAGAAGTTAAATCAGTAGCTATACTTCCACCTCCAAGTAACTGCTCTTGTGATGAAATTTGGTTAGTAGTAGAAAGAACAATCAATGGTTCAACTAAACAGTATCTTGAAGTTATTAGGCCAGGGCTTAGAGAAACTGAAGATATAACAGATGCTTTCTTTCTTGATAGTGCGTTATCATATGATGGAAGTCCTGTATCTTCAGTCAGTG